GCCAGTGGGTAGGATGTCCGGTTGTCATTAAACCTAAACGCGCCTACGGGCTTCGTCACGTAAAGATGGTTGAGATTGATTGTAAGCGCTGCCACGGGACCGGCAGGCGTCTGGTCCGCAGATTGGTAGCAGACTAAACAGCGATCCCATGGGGGGGCTTCAAATTGAACGATCTTACTTTAATCGTGCCCTACTATCGCAACCCCAAAATGCTCAAGCGCCAGGTCGAGGAGTGGGGGAAATATCGCAACGGCATAAAGGTGATCTGCGTCGACGACGGCAGTCCAGAACCGGCGCTGCCGATCATCACCGGCAGCACCAAACGCGAATGGATCAACGTGACAGATCATGACGGCACAGTGCCATATAGCGAAGCTCCGCCTTTGATTCAGCTTTACCGTATCAGCGTCGACATACCATGGAACCGCGAAGGCGCCCGCAACCTCGGCGCGCACCACGCTAAGACCGAGTGGATCATCCAAGTCGACATCGATCATATCTTGCCGGCCGACGCCGTCGAAAAGCTGCTCAATTACAAGCTCGATAGAAATCGCTGGTATCGTTTTCCGCGGTGGCGCCGCGGCCGCGCCGACGCCACCCGCAAAAAAGACCGACTCCCCGATGAGTCCGAGTATGGTCCGATTCACCCGCACGTCGACAGCTATCTTGTCCGGCGGGAGATTTACTGGAAGACAGGCGGCTATGACGAAGACTATTCCGGCGCCCTGGGCGGCGGCAACGCCTTTCTCAAACGGCTTGAAGAGGTCCAGCATGTCGAGCTACTGCCGCCGCCAATCCGGCTTGAGGTCTACACGCGAAGCGTAATTCCCGACGCAAGCGATTGGTCGCTTTCGCGAGACACCAGCGAATGGCGGGCCCGCCGCCAGCGCAAGGAAACCGCCGGCGACACGACGCCGAAAAACCCGTTGCGCTTTTCGTGGGTGAGGGAGCTATGAGATACGGTTGGATCAAAAGCGAGTGGGACACGCTGACAGAATGCTCAGAGGGCAAGTCGCTCGCCCGCTTCGGCGACGGCGAGTTGAAACTGATGGACGGTCAGGGTTATTTCCGCGAGCCCGGAAACGACAAACTCGGCGGCGAGCTGCTAAAGGTTTTACAGTATCCCGCTGCAAATCTCTGTGTCGGCATCCCGACGATGAGTCCAGACGGCCCGAAGTTTACGAACTGGTGCCGCCACGCCGAGCGCTTCGCCAAGCTGCTTAATCCCGACGTGGTTTATTACAGTGCTTTCGTCACTCGGCCCGACAGCGCGCCCTGGATTCAAACCAAAAACTTCGCCCTCTTGTTCCAAAGTCTGTGGGAAAAGAAGCGGGTGACCGTCATGAGCGAACGCGACAACAAGATATTCACCCTGGTGCAGCGCACCGCCGGCAAGTTGAAGCACGTCGCCTGCCCGCACAGCGAGGCCTACGGTAAGATCGACGAACTCGAACAGGCGATCGTCGAGACCGAGCCAACAATCGCGCTGCTGTCCTGCGGCCCGACGGCGACATGCCTGGCCAACCGCCTCGCGCTGCGCGGTATCCAAGCCATCGATGTCGGCAGCGCCGGGGGCTATTTACTCAAGCTGCTGGCGTGAGGTCTGCGCTTGATTAAGAAATGCTTGCGCGCCCCGTCGCTTTGCGCTATCGTCACCACAATTTATTTTTCTGCCGGACGCCGACGGGCGGAAGCGGCAGCGTCGATCAGGCGAGTTTCAAAGCCGAATCCGTGCTCGGCGGATTCGGCTTTTGTTTTTTCTGATTATGCCAATCGCATGGACACAAGAAGACCTCGATCAGCTGAAGGACGCTATCTTGAAGAAGGCGTCCGGTAAACGATTGACCAGCGTCGACCTGGGCGGCCGCATGGAGTCTTACGCCGACGCTCCCCTCGATCAGTTGCGCGCGCTGGCCGAGGAGATCGGCGCCAGCTTGACGACTGCAACGCGGCCGCGGGTATTCCGCGCGCGCTATGAAAAGGGTCTTTGATGTTCGAGTTCATTCGTAAAGTCTTCAGACCACGCGCGGCCTACGACGCCGCCGCCACGGGCCGCCGTCTAGGCGTGTGGCGCCCCGGCATGGTCGGCCCCAACGAGGGGGTCTTGCGCGACGTTGAGCAGATCCGCGCGCGCGCCCGGGATCAGGTCCGCAACAATCCATGGATCTCGCGAGGTATCAAGTCATGGGAGGCCAATGAAATCGGCTGCGGCGTGACTATGAAGTCGGCCGCCCCCGATGAAACCTTCCGCCAGGAAGTCGACGCTCTGTGGAACCGCCAGGCAAAATACATGGACGCCGATGGCATGCTCGATATTAACGGCATGGTTAGGCTCGCCGTCCGGACGCGCCGTGCTGCCGGCGAGATATTTATAAGGCGCCGGCCACGCCAGCTTTCAGACGGTCTGCCGGTGCCGATCCAATATCAGCTACTTGAGCCAGAATTTTGCCCCGTGAGCTACACCGACTTGAGCGCGCGGATCTACGGCGGCGTTCAATTCAACGGCATCGGCAAGCGCACGACATACTGGATGTATCGCAACCACCCCGGCGACGGCGCCTTGTTCGGCGGTGTGTCCGCTTACGATCTCGTGCCGGTGCCAGCTGCCTCCATCTTGCACCACTACGACCCGCTGCGCCCCGGCCAGATCCGCGGCATGCCCGCGGTCGTCCAGGCGATGATAAAGGCGAAGGATTTTGACGAGTACGACGACGCCGAGCTGTTCAGAAAAAAGACTCGGGCCGGCCACACCGGAACCATAACCCGTCCGAACTGGGCAGAAGAGGATTTCCAGTTCGATCCGATGACCGGTCTACCGATTCAGAGGGACTCGGCCGGTGTACCGATCACAGATATTCAGCCTGGCAGTTTCATATCACTATTGCCGGGCGAAGACGTGCGGCTGTTCGAGGGTGACAATACCGGCGGCGGGTATAAGGACTTCGTCCGCCAGCAGCTGCTCGGCATCGGCGCCGGCCAAGACGTTCCTTACGAATTTATCTCATGGGATTTTAGCGAGTTGAATGACCGCACGCTGCGCGTCGTCCTGGCCGAATATCACCGCAGCATCGAGCAGGACCGATGGTTGTTGACCATTCCCCAGGTGTGCGTTCCCATCTGGCAGGACTTTATAGACTTCGCCGTGATGAGCGGCGCGGTCGCCGCGCCCGCCGACTTCGCCGCGCGGCGCGAAGAATATTCAGCCGTCGAGTGCCATCCCGAGGGCTGGCCCTATCTGCACGAGCTCCAGGACGCCAACGCAGACGTGGTCCGGCTCAAGGCCGGTCTTACCAGCCGCAAGCGCGTGCTTAGTTCCAACGGCGAGGATGTAACCGAGATCGACAGGGAGCGCGCCGAGGACGCCGCCCGGTCGAAGCAGTTCGGTCTAAGCGACGAGTTCGCCGCACCGGCGCCCGCCGCAGAACAAAACGACTCCAGCGAAGACGATCAGAGGGAATCGCAATATGCTTCATAAGCGCTCGTACCGTGTAGACGAAGCCGCCCGCGAGATCAATGTTTCACGTAGAACAGTTTACAGAATGATCGACCGCGGCGATCTGCACGCGGTCAAAATCGGCCGGCTGACGCGCATTCATTACCAGCAAATCGAGCTGGTTCTCAACAATCAGTGTCCCACTGTGCCAGGTCGTGACAGCGACCAAGATTGATTGTTGCGCCTTCGGGCCGCTAACTTTAATCTCGTATTTGAATAGATTTCCCACTGGCCGTCGACGGGCGGGTTATGGGAACGGCCCATGAAAGCCGGAAGAAAAGGCCGATCTGTGCACGGCGGATCGGCCTTTTTCTTTTTTCAGGAGGTCACTTTGAAAACTTGGTACTCGATCAAGGCGCAGAACGACAACGAAGCTATCATCGACATTTTCGACTACATCGGATACTGGGGCGTCAACGCCCGCGATTTCATCGCCGATCTGAAAACGCTCGGCGACAACATCACCCGTATCAAGGTGCGAATAAACAGTGACGGCGGCGAGGTCTTCGACGGCATCGCCATCTACAACGCGCTCAAGCGCCACCAGGCCAAGGTGACCGTCGAAGTCTACGGCATCGCCGCGTCGATTGCCTCGATCATCGCCATGGCCGGCGATAAGGTCGTCATGCCGTCCAACACTTTCATGTTCATTCATGACCCCCTGGCGGTCGTTATCGGCGACGCCGACGATATGCGCGACACGGCCGACAGTCTCGAAAAAATCGCCGGCGCGTTGCAATCGACCTACATGGTCAAGACAGGGAAGTCGGCCGACGACGTGAGAAAGTGGATGACCAACGACACTTGGTTTAGCGCCCAAGAAGCGGTCGAGGCCGGTCTCGCTGACGAGGTCACCGACGCCGTCAAGATGGCCGCCCGCGTCGACTTCGCTGATCGCTTCAAGTCCGCGCCAAAAGAAGTAATTGCCTCATTGTCTGCCAGTGTAGTGCCCGCCCCAACCAGCACGCAAGCTGCGGCGCCTGCTCCAGCGCCGCAGCCCGCGGGTGCCGAGGGAAATCGTATCGAGATCCTCGATATAGACACCGACACTCTGCGCAGCGAGGCCGCGGAGATCTCCCGCTTATGCAACGAATTCGGTCTGCCGGACATGGCCGCCGAGCTTTTCAAGAGCGGGGCCAGACTGTCCGACGTGCAAAAGCGTTTCGTTCATGCAGTGGAGATCCGCAACCGGTGCGCCGCAGCGGGGCTGCCCGAGCGAGCCGCGAAATACATTGCCGCCAATCTCGACCCCGACGAGGTCGGCAAAAATCTCCTGATGATCAAGGCCGCGCTCGATACCGCGGATATAGACAACAAGCAAAAAGACGAAACCAGCGGAGTGCCAAGAGGGTCGAAGCCGTTCGATTCACGCGCAATCTACGAGCGCTATAAACCAAAACTATAAATAGATTTTTCGGCGACTGACCATAGGAGGAAATCATGTCCAATGAAACCGAGCGAGTTTATGCCGGCCTTATTCTGTCCGAGCTGCCTGGCCATCAATCGCGCAAGAACGTCACCATTGTCGATAACCAAGTTTTGAAGATGGGCGATGTCGTCGGCAAAATCACTGCCAGCGGCAAATACGCGATCTACGCCAACGGCGCCAGCGACGGCACGCAGGCGGCCGCCGGTGTCCTGATCGGGGAAAACGTCGACGCCACCGACGGCGACAAGGCCGGTGTAATTCTGTTCCAAGGCGCCGAGGTCAACAAGGATCTATTGGGCTGGGGGGCTAACGACGCCACCGGCATCGCCAATGGAGTCACCGATCTGGAAGCGTTAGCGCCGCCTATCCTGGTTCGCGACGGAGTGTAAGCCGCGGCAATGTGAGTGAGTCACTGATCGAATTATAAAAACAGTTCCGGAGGAAAACGCTCATGCCCGACATTATCGACGCATTTCATGACAGCTTCACGATGGCGGCGCTTACCGACGCGATTAGCCACCAAGATCATTTACCGAACCAGCTGGAGAGACAGAACCTCTTCGAGTCCGAAGGCATTGCGAGCCGGACGGTTATAATCGAAGAGGACCCGGAAACGCTGGCGCTGGTCCCGACGGCGCCCTACGGCGGCGTGCCGACGCCCAACACGACCAACGCGCGCAAGGTTAGAACTTTCGTCGTGCCGCATATCCCGATGGTCGACACCATCAACGCGACCGAGCTACAGGATGTTCGGGCCTATGCGAATGGCCGCACCCCGTCAGAGATGCGGATGACGGTCGAGACAATGCGCGATCGGAAACTCCGCTCGATGCGCCGCAAACTCATGGCCACCTTGGAATGGCACAAGCTGGGTGCGCTCAAAGGTGTGATTTTGGACGCCAACGGCACGAGTGTTATTTACAATCTGTTCACCGAGTTCGCGGTTGCCCAACAGACGTTGAACATGGCGTTCAGCTCTGCGACGACCAACATCCGGCAGAAGATCAATCAGGCGATTCGCATGTCGCTAGACGCGCTCGGCGAAGACAACGCGATTATCGGTTGGCGGGCCGTGTGCGGTAATACGTTCTACGATCAATTCATTGATCATGCCAAAGTGCGCGACACGTATCAAAGCTCCAACGCAAACGTGTCTCTGCGCGATGGCTCGATGAATCCTTATCAGGCTTTCGATTTCGGCGGTGTCATTTGGGAAAACTACCGCGGCTCCGTGGGCGGCGTGAATTTTGTCACCGCAGATCAGGCCCATCTTTACCCTGTGAAGTCCGGTCTCTTTCTGCAAAAGAACGGCCCCAGCGACTACATCGACCGCGTCAATCAGATTCCAGATCCCAACGGTCTGCCAATCGAAGTCCGGTCGGAAATGCTGCCGATGGGCAAGGGTATTGTAATTGAAGCGCAGATGAACCCGCTTTGTATC